AGTACTAGAAGAATTGGGCTTTGATTTTTCTAATTCGTATAATCCTAATTCCGATTATTGATAAGTACCCATAAGTACCCGTTGAGTACCCACTAATAAATACAAAACGGGTACTCAATAAATATAGTGATATCAAGTGTTTGAAGTCAATAGTACCCGAAGTACCCATTGTTAATTAATAACATTTAATTAAAGTGAGTTGTCTTATAAGAGTATTCATATAATACAGGTTTCCTATTATAAAAAATACGGGTACAACGGGTACTAAATTCATCAAATACAGCAGTGACAAGAGTTTGAGAGTACCCGGAGATAAAAATTAAGTGGGGACTCACTGGGGACTAGTACCCACTTTGAATAAAAAATATTAAATTAATGTTGGAGGTTACACATGGATAAAGAGCAACTTAAACAGTATATGTACGATTATGTAAAAGAACATAAGGAAATTCCTATTTATCAGTTAGAAGATTTATTTAAAGGATTAAATTATGATTTTAAAGGGAAAGCAAGCGTTACTCATGACATAGATAAGAATATCGTATTTTGGAGTGGGTGGAACGAGATGACAATGCGTGCATTGATTGAATTAGTTAAGGGTGAACAATTAGATCTTGTGTATAGAAGTAGTTATGTAATGCGCTATTTGTTAGATGGTAGAGTGCCAAATTTACCATTAGCCATTACTTACCCAGAATATGGTCAACAAACTGAAGTACCTTCATGGGTACCGATGTTACTGAGAGTGACTAAATAAGGAGTAAATGAATATGAATATAGAAATTATCGCAAATCAATTTGAAACAAGAGCAGCTACGTTATTAAGGAATTACACAGGATTATTAGAGAGTAGTAGAGATAACCACTTCGCTTTTAAAATATATAATGATCCATTTGATATGGTTTATGTGATGATGAACAGTAAGCTATTCGGTCATGTATATATTAAAGATTGCAAAGTGAGAAAGTCATTCGAATTAGCGTCTAGTAAGCACACAGAGGGGCTAATAAGAAGTGTTGAGGGATATTATAACGGTTTTGAAATACACGATGATAAGCACCTATCTATAAGTGATATGATGGCAAGTCAATTATTCGAAAATGAATATTTCATGTATGGACTACAAACATTCGCAGAAAGTAATAACACTGATATGTTCACTTATATTGAGGGTGTTCAGTCTAGTAATGCTGATGTGATAGGTAATATCGAAGTGTTGTATCAGTTAGCTACTGGAATTAATGAACCTGCAAGTGAGCTAGTTGAAGGATTGAAATTAGTTACTGCATTTGTACAAAATGAGAATGCTACACTAGATGATTATAAGGCGTTAGAGCGTAAGTTGAGTGAATTGAAAAAAGCATATTACAGTTTGAGTAAATAGTAAGAAAAAGAGGTCACATACTCTTGTGTGACTTCTTCACTTAGCTAATAAATGTTAACTATTGTAGAAATACACTAGGGTGTACGAGTTTGTGGAAACGAACATTAGTTCTTTTTGTGACGTTTCTATATGTAATTGGAAAATCATTTGCTAAAGCTTTTATTACAATGGTTTGACGTATGTTAATAGTAAGTTAAATAAATTTAAATAACGAACATTAGTTTGCGTTTTTGTGTAAATTTAGTATAATTAAGGTATAAAGTAATTGAATAAGTGAGGTGAAACAGATGCAAAAAATGATAGAAAAAGAAAAGACGTACAACTTACCCGATGAACACCGCCAAGTACTCAATGTGATAAGAAATACGTCTAAGAAATATATTACTAAAACAAATATTTTAAATCAATTAGGTATGACAGTTAATCGTACAAATGAAAGATGGTTACGTTTAACTATCAATAGTTTAATACTGAACTATCATTACCCAATCGGATATAACTATAGTAAGACACACAGAGGCTATTACATGATTGAGAATGAATTTGATAGACGTAATGCTATCAATAGTATTCAACGTCAAATAGAGGGTAGCCAAGCACGTATTGATGCTATTGAAGAAATGGAAATCTAGGGGATTGAAATATGACTATAGATACTGATTATAAAAGTGAAATGGTATGTGACTATGAGTTATTAACTAGATTCAATCCCAACTATATAAATGCAAAGATTGCAGTTATCGAGCAAGATATTGAATCAATGTATGATCGTTCATATCCTCATTTGGTTGGTGATAATGTGGTGGGGAGTATATATTATGAATCTTTTTCTTTAGAGCACTTAGCTATAGATATTATGGAACAAAAAGATAGATTAGCTAAATATAAACGTAAGAGTAAACAATATTTAAAATACTTTTATACTGTTTTAGATCAATACACTTCTAAAGAAAAGCGTATTATCAAATCTAGTATTAATAATCATCACATACCAGACACAACATTATTAGAGCGTTTTAAGTGTGATTTATATGATTATATCGCACGTATTAGAGAGCAACAAAGTAAGCAAATTGAGAAGTCGTTTGACTACATACCGTTAAACAAACAGCGTCAATCGTCGTATATCCATCAATACACTTTAAATGAAGAAAAAGAAATAGCCATTAAAGAAGAAAACAAACGTCAAAAGCATATGGGTATTAATGATTATCAAATGCTAGTTGATGAATATAGAGATCAAAAGTTAGTTGATTTTATAGATACCCTTACACATCACAATACGAGCATGGAACAAGTTGAATGGCTTGAAACAATTGTAAGTGATCGTGTTGATGAATCAGAATTAAGAGCAATATATTACAAGCTATATAAACTAAAAATAGATATCTATTATCGATAATAAAAGGAGCATATAAATGAAAACAGAAGCATATTTTGAAGAATACAACCAGTTTATTACTAATCAACGTAAAGCAATTAATGAATTAGAACAACAACGTAATGACTTGCAAGCTAAAATTAAAGCAGATAAAGATGAATATAAACAGTTAGTAGCGAATGGTGAAGATGATAAAGCAGATAAGTTATATCAAACAACTGATACAGAGGAAAAGCAATTAAAGGCTATTAACAAACGTCTTACTACTAAACAAGAAGTATTTGATGAAACTAGAAAAGAAAAAGCTATTGAATTGATTAAACATCAATCTGAATTACCCAAGTTATATGAGGATGAAAAACAAGAACTAATAGCTAAATTTGAACCAATCATTGAGCAATACAACGATATTATCGATGAAATTAATGATTTAAACGAACGATACACAGAGGAGTTCGAACGTTATGCGATTCCTTATAGACGCGAGAATTTCGACGAAGATGCCCAAATAAGAAGTGATCTAAGACCTCATTTTAGAGAATATGCACCAATGTATTATGTCTCTAATAGTGAATTGCCAATTATAGGTACAAATCAAAAAATGAAGTTTGTAAAGGAGAGTAAAAATGGATAAAAAAGATGAGTTATATAGAGGCGTTATAGCTGATTTAATAGCTGGACATGACAAAGAAGGCAACATTAATGTATCTGATGAAGATTGGGAAATTGTAGATAGTATAAGCGAAGAAATTAATAATCAAGTAGAAGAAGAAAATAAAAAAGAGAAGCATAAAAGTGAGCAATCTCTTCAAGAATATGCACGTTTAAACCGTATTACTAATTCCGCACGATCTAAAAATATTCAACACCAAAGTAGAGAGGGCAAGAGTTTTAACGAAATTGCAAGAAAGAATAGAATTGTAGAATAAATAGCATGCCTATCTTTTAGTGAGATAGGCAATTTTTATAATAAGGAGTTGTTTATATGACGAATTTAACGCCAAAACAAGAACGTTTTGTAAATGAATATATTAGAACATTAAACGTTACACAAAGCGCTATAACAGCTGGCTATTCACCTAAAACGGCACACGTTACAGGATGTCGTTTATTAAAGAAGAAACATATTAATGATTACATCCAAGAGCAAAAGAAAAAAGTGATAGATGAAAGTGTATTAAGTGCTAACGAGTTATTGCATCTGTTAACTAATTCAGCTATTGGTGATGAAACTGAAACTAAGGAAGTTGTAGTCAAACGTGGTGAATACAAAGAAAATCCACAAAATGGTAAAGTACAACTTGTTTACAATGAATATGTTCAGCTAGTAGAAGTCCCTATTAAGCCAAGTGATCGTTTGAAAGCTCGTGATATGCTTGGGAAATACCATAAACTATTTACTGAGAGAAAAGAGTTTACAGGTGACACGCCAGTAATTGTTAATATTGGCGAATGGGATGAGGGCGATGAAGAAGATAAACAGAGAGAGCTAGATAAAATAAAAGAAAACTATCCTAATAGAACTATGATTGTTGATGATATACCGTTAGGCGACTAAATAGAGCCTATCTGAAAATATTCAGATGGG